TACGTGGAAAGCCACCACTCCAGCCCGACAATCCCGGCCCCGGAGTCTTCGTAGTCGAGGGCCAGCAGGATGCAGACGGCATTCCTGAGTTGCCCGTGGGCCACGGTGTCCGGCTTGGTCTGGTTGGAGCGAATAGCCACGGCCCCTATCCGGCGGCCTGCCGCATGGTGGCAGAGGATGGCGTCCAGTTCCCCCTCCACGACAACGAACGCCCGGAGATTGGGATTGCCGCCTTCGGGAAGCAGCAGCATGGGCTTGGAACAGGAGCCGGACAGTTCCAGATACTTCGCCGGGCGAGTTCCGTCCTCTCTCTCCTTGATGTCCTGATTCGGGCGGCGAATCCGCAGGTTGATCAGCTCACCACCCTCGAACGTAGGGATCACGATGCCGCGAGGAATGAACAGCCATGTCTGGTCTTTGCCGTTCCTCTGCTTCGGCGGAAGCCCGAGGACGGAACGCGCCCGGAACCGTCCGGGCTTGCCGTCCTCGCCAGCCAGATAGCCGAGACGGTACGTCCGGATGACCTCTTCCGTGATGCCGCGCTTCGCCAGCCAGTTGAGCGCCTCGGGATGATTCCAGATTTCGGCCTCGGCTTCGGCCAGCAGCTTCGCCGCGTAGTTCCGCCACTTCTCCGAAGGCACTTCCTTGACTGACGGCTGCCATGCCGCCCGTACTTGCGGTTCCAGCGGAGCGGGACGGCGGCGGGGGCGTACAGGCATGTCCGATATACCCAGTTCGGCACAGGCTTCACGGAAGCTCATGCCCTCCATATCCATCATGTACCGGATGCTGTCGCCGGTCCTGCCGCAATGCCGACAGAAGAATACGCCGGGGATGTGGTTCTCGATGCAGGTATGGCCAAGATCCTTTTCCCGGTCGGGCCAAATCATGAAGCGGTCGGACTTGCCGACTTCACCACCACAAATCGGGCATGGGCCATTCCAGCCTTTCCCTCGGGCTTTCACGCCAGCACCGAAACGGTGCCGATAAAGTTCCAGCATGGTGCTCATGGCAATCTGTCCGTATCTGTCCGTTGTCTTATTTTGTTATCTACTTATTTTATTTATTTTTTTATCAGAATGGACAGATGGACAGATATGTATGTAGATTTATATATGTGATGCGCACAGGTGGGCGTGCTACACATGGAAGAGTATATACCTATCTGTCCATCTGTCCGTTTGTACGTTTGTCATTCTTTTACAGCATATTACAGACAAAGATCAGCGGACATTTCCGGACAGATTCCGTTTCTTTTTGGCCTCTTCCTCCGCCCGGCGTTGCGCAATCCTGTCCTTCCACTCCGGTTTCAGATCGATGCCGAGACGCCACGTGCCGTTGCTGCGGACCACGTCAATGTCTTTTTTATTCAGGAGTTGCGCGAACGACTTGGCGGAAATGCTGTACCGTTTGTCTTTGTTTTCGGCATACCAGATGCAGAAAGCCTCATGCAGATCACTTGCCGCCACCCGCAGAGCGTATTTGGCGGGGTTGTTCTGATGTGTCTCCTGCTGGCAGCACTCGGTAAAGAACTGGCCGATGTCGTCCCATGTCTCCCGCTGGGCCTTCGTCCAATCCTTGACCTCCTGCGGAACCTTCAAGCCGTCGCGTAGGTACTCCATCGCCCCCTGCACCATGCGGACGAGCACCCCCTTGGCCTCGGCCTGAATCTTCTCGTCAAGGTTCTTGTCCGCCTGACGCTCCCACGGCTGTTGCGGATCGTCCAC